CATGCAGGCCGCGCTCGCCAAACTGAAGCCGGGCGACCTGTTCAGCGAAGCGACGGACGCGGGTGCGATGATCGCCGCCGTCGAGCGCAAAGAGATCGGGCGCACCGAAAAGGCCGCGTGGTATGGCCGCTTTGCCTATATCCAGTCCGACGAGGCGTTCTTTGATATGCAGGAGCGTCACCACCTCCCGCGCACGGTCTTTAACGCCCTGTTCCGTCACATCCCCTGCTACTCGATCCACACCGACGCCAAGGGCAAATCCCGCCGCGTCGAGGCGAGCATTTGTTACGACGAGAACCGGCAAGCAATGGGCGCACCGGCGCTGGTCGGCGTGACCTACTCAGCGGGCGACGACGTGCTGGTGGCGCGCGACGGTGACGTCTACGGCAATATGTGGCGCGACGCCCGCCCGCCGGTCAACCGCAGCCATGTCGCTGATATATCCCTATGGCTCGACCACTGCGCCGCCCTGATCCCCGTCGAGGCCGAGCGCGAGCATATTTTTGATGTGATGGCCTGCAAACTCCAGAACCCGCGTGTGAAGGTCAACCACGCGATCCTCATCGCGGGCTATCAGGGTAGCGGCAAGGACACCTTCTGGGCACCGTTCCTGTGGGCGGTGTGCGGTGATGGCCGCAACAAGGGCGAACTCAACAACACCACGCTGCAATCGCAGTGGGGCTACGCTTACGAGTCCGAGGTCATCATTCTGAACGAACTCCGCGAGAGCGAGGCGAAAGAGCGCCGGGCCCTGGCTAACCACCTGAAGGGCATCATCGCAGCGCCCCCAAATATGATCGTTGTGAATAAAAAAATGCAGCACCCCTACAACGTCGTCAACCGGTGCCTGGTCATCGCGTCGTCGAACGATCGGGTGCCGCTGGTGCTGGACACGCAGGATCGCCGCTGGTTCTGCGTCTGGTCTGACCTGCCGCGTATGTCTACCGAGCGCGGCGCGCAGATGTGGCGCTGGTTCGAATCCGGCGGATATGAGGCCATCGCCGCATGGCTCTACCGTCGCGACGTGTCGGCGTTCAATCCCGCGGCCACCCCGATGGTCACCGAATACAAACTTAGCCTCATCGCTAACGGTCAGTCGCCCGCCGAGTCTGTCTTGTGCCAGATGATACGCGACCGCGAGGGGCCGTTCGAGTCTGGCGTAATCGTCGCCCCCTTCCACGTCCTGTGTGCTGACTTGACGCTACGCGCCGGGCTGGCACCTGGGCAGCGCATCCCCGCAGCGGCGCTACATCACGCCCTGCTGGAGTGCAACTGGTTAGACTGTGGCAGGGTAGCCAGTGCCGAGCTACCGTCGCGCAGGCACGTCTACTGCGCGCCGGAGTTGATACGCGCCAGCAAGAGTGAGCTACGCAGGCTCGTAGAAACGCCTGTGGGATCGCCTCTCAGCGATGCGCTAAAGAAAACGCCCTTACAGGCGGTGAAATAGAAAACGCCCCGAAAGGGGCGTCTTTTTTGGTGGTGGGATTGGCTACAGGTCGAACATGATCGCCAGCAAGGCGACCAATAGCAGCACGGCGAGCGCGATCATTCGTCGCTGTCCAGTAGCTTAGTGGCACGGTCTACCCATTCCAGATCGTCGTCGATCATGTCCGCAGCATCGCGTATGCACTGCCGCAGCAGGAGCCGCTCCTGTTCTAGGTCGATTATTCGGCCCCAGGCTGTCGCCAGCGCCGTATTGCCTTGCGCGTATGCTTGTCTTTCCTGTTCTTCAAGTGTTAATTGCATGGTTTATACCTCCATTGTGCGGTAATAAACCGGCCCTGCGATAACGCCAGAGCCGCTGGTTGATTTCTTTCGATATGTTTTGCGGCAGTCTTTGCAAACAAAAGACTGCCCCGCCGCCCGCTGGATTGTTTGAAACCCCCGCCCGCCGCAATGCTGGCATGTCATATCGGGCGGGCGCGCTGTGTGCGTTACATTCACGTACACACCATCGCCGCACCGATGGCCAGCGCCAGCGCCGTGGCGCTCATGGCGAACGCAAAGACTAGCAGCGCCTGGGCGAGTGTTTCGCCCGCTGGCGCGGGCTTGATGTTTTTACAGTCTCGCATATGATATAGCATGGTTACGCCACCTTTTTATTTTCGGTAATCGCCCGCGCGAACGCGTCCAAATCGCGCCCATAGGCGCGCTTTTGCTCAGCTATTGCGGTCAAAGTGTGCGCCAGCGCGTCAACCGACTGCATTGTGCGGCGCATGTCTTTTTCCGCAGCGGCGCGCGTTTTCCGGCAATCGGCCAAGCCTTTACGGTCGATAATCGTACCAAACAAATCGAACACGACCGAACGAAAACCGCGCGCCGTGTGGTCATGGTTAAGGCTAACGGATTCGACCAAGCCAAACAAAAGCCCGTCAAAATTAATTGCGGTCAACAAAACACGCGAACGAAAACAACGCAAGGTCGCATCGTCAACATAGTGCGTGCGCCCTTGCAAATTACGCTGCGCGTTGTATTTTGGATTGTAGGATTGATCGTCGAATTTTTGCATGATTTTACCCTTTATAGATTAGGTTAGGTTATTGGCCCGCATAGCGCGCGCCCGATTACGCCCGGTCCAGGACCAGGCGTAACGCGGTCGTGTGCTATGCTGCTGCGGCTTGGTCGATTACCTGCGCCACATCTTCGAGCGCCCAAGCTGGCGCGCGATAGTCGGCAAAGGCTTGGCGGTCTTTTGGTTCGCGCAGTGGCATAATCACGCCGGTAAAATCGTGCGAGTATTGCCCGCACAATGTAACTGCCGCGTTGTTATCGCCGTTATACCAGATGTGCGGGAAGGCGGTTTTGCTACCGGTAATTTTCTGCGCTTGCGCGAATTTTGCGATTAATTCAGGATTGAATTGCGCCGGTTCGCCGCTGGCCTGCGCCGGTATCACACGCGCTATTGTCGGATAGGTACCGTCAACCGCAGTCCAATTGATTGATACGCCACCGACAACCGCCAGCGTACCTGTTTTGCCGTCGGCGGTTTCAATTACCAATGCGTCGCAATTATTCTTTGCTTTCTTTGCTGCTTTGACAATATCAATCGGCAGTAAGATAGTCACAGCGCCGTCGATACCTTCGTTTTCCTGCGCCGTGCGCAGCATACCGGCGCAACATCCGTCAGTCGCCGTAAAACGTGTTTGCACTGGCGACGCTTCGACGCGCACGCTGTTTAAATAATAGCGGATGTCGTCTTTTGCTGCGAAACAGGCGACGGTGTGCAGTGCGGAAAGGGGAGCGTAGATTTTCATTTTGATACCTTTTAAGTTTAGTTTACTAACATGCGCGCCGGAATTGGCGCGCATGGATGCTACGGATTAGAATTTACGCGGTCGCGCTTTCTTTTGCAAGCCTTTTGCTTTTGCTTTCTTCACATGCTGCTAAATACAATCTGCACAGCGCGCTTACTTCGTCGACGTCAGCGCTGATATTGTCGCCGTAACCGTCGCACGCTCCACTCCACACGCCATCGGCATCGTCGGGCATGAGCTGTACCGCCGTGTGCAGTTTAAGGCGCTTGCCCTGGCCTGCTAGCGCGTGCAGCTCTTTTTTGTACGCCAAGCCCGCTGGGTAAGCAGCCTCCCAACGTGCTAGCGCTGCGCGTGAGCTTGCAAGCGCGCTTTCCGGGGTAAAGCCGGCTTTAATCGTGCTGTACAGTTTCCAACCGTCGCCCCAGTTTTTAAGTACTTTGCCGTCGGACATGTACGCTTTAGTGCACGTCGTGTAAACAATTCGGCCGACTTCGTCGCCGTGTGCTGATAATTTTGCCATGATGATTTTACCTTTCGAGTTTAGTTTAGGATTCGCGCGCGCCTAGAGTAGCGCGCGCGGTTTACAGCGTACAGCTGCGCGGTCGTGTGCGAAGGGTATAAGCGCTTCGATTTGTGTGCACCGTCCATTTGTAAGTCCTTTTAGTTTAGTTTAGCGGTGTGCTGCGTTGCCCATTATACAGGCTCGTTTTCAATTTGCAAGGCCTTGCAAGACAAATATCAAAATATATTTTCGACGCGTAAAAATGGGCCGAAAAAACGCGATTTTATGGGCAAAACAGTACGCCAATATTGGCAGTCGGAAAACGGGTGTGTGACATGGGGAAGATTGGCATTATTGGCTATTGGATGTCAGACGTCTGATTTTTTGTAATTGGTATATATGTAGCCCGCCGCGTCAATCTGCGCGTTTTGGCTGCGGCTTTCCGCGGTATGCCAAGAATGCCAAGATGACCCATGATCGCCAGCCGCACGGCAAACCGCACAATGCTATTTGCAAGCAGGCTACATGCAAAACCTGCCTGCCTGCCAGGTGAAAGTGTGAGTGCCCACTAACTTGGTGCCATCGACCAGGGGGTAAGTGAGCGCCTACTAACATAGAGGTGAGTGCTTACTAGCTTGAAAGTAAGTGCCCACTAACATGGGGGTGGGAGGGCCGAGCGCCAGGCGTGTCGGTCACGGCACCCCCCACGAACAATTTTTTATTTTTTGACAAACACGCATGTAGTCACCTTACAAACCAGAAATAGGTCAAATTGTCCTATTGGCAAACGGGAAACAGTCGTGCTATAAACGGGCTATGTTCAAGTCACTCCCATTCACACCCCGCGTCGTCAAGGCGACCGAACAGCGTTTGAACGCTATATATGCTGCTTCTAATTTAGGGTTAAAAGGAGATGCACTGGCGTTGGCAGCGGGGATGCTGCCTACGGAATACCGCCAATTGTGCCAATTTGACCCAATGGCTGAGATGGCCGCACAAAAGGGCAAGGCGGACAACGAACTGCAAGCCGCCCGGCGACTGAACGAGGCGTCTGAACAGGGCGACGCCAAAGCGAGCCTGGCGATCTTGCAGCATGTGCATGGGTGGACGGCCAAGACCGAGATCAGTGTGGACGTCTATCAGAAGATCAGTGTGCTGACTGCCTTGGAAGAAGCCCGCGCAAGGGTGATCGAAGGCAGTGCTACAATAGACGAAGCCCCCGAACGCATCAACGGTCGAGGGCTTCTTACCAATAACGATGAGGACACATCGCATGGCTACCAACATTCTAACGCAAGTGCGGCTTAAAGAACTCTTGCACTACGATCCGGCAACCGGCGTATTTACAAACGCGCAAAAACGCGGGCGTTGCCACCGCGCCGTACCTAATAGCCCCGCAGGGTATGCGCGCAAAGACAAATACCTAATAATTCAGCTAGCGTCTAAAAAATATTACGCGCATCATTTAGCGTGGTTGTATGGACACGGCGCACTGCCTTCGGCGCAAGTAGACCACATAGATAGAAATCCCGCCAACAACAGGTTAGCTAATTTGCGGTTGGTTACTCGTAGTGAGAATGTTCACAATAGCAGCCCTTCGCGCAAAAATACGTCGGGGTACAGGGGTGTTACTTGGAATGGTAAGAATGGCAAATGGCAAGCTCAAATAATGGCTAATTGTAAATACCATTTTTTAGGTTTGTTTGACGACGCAACGGTTGCAAGCCAGGTATACCTCGCTGCCGTACGTGAACTGCACCCTACCCGCCCCTTGGACACATAGTGCAGATACCAATTTATTCCTCGGACGAGGAAACAAAATTAATGGTCGAATTGTGGTCGCCCGCAATTGCAGATGATCCAGAAGCGTTCGTTCTTTTTGCGTTCCCGTGGGGTCAAAAAAATACGCCACTAGCTAACTTTGCCGGGCCGAGAAAATGGCAGCGCGAGGTGTTGCGCGACATCAAGCAACATATAAAAGAGAACCGCGTGGACATGTCCACGCTACGAGAGGCGGTCAGCAGCGGCCGGGGCATCGGTAAGTCGGCCTTGGTATCTTGGCTCGTCTTGTGGATGCTGACCACCCGCATCGGCGGGAGCGTCGTCATCAGCGCAAACTCGGAGAACCAGTTGCGCTCGGTGACATGGGCCGAGCTGACCAAGTGGTCGGCGATGGTCATCAACAACCACTGGTGGGAGATCAGCGCAACCAAGCTGGTGCCGGCGCAGT